ACAGGCAGCAACAAACGATAACACTAATGTTTTCTGGAGACTTGTTGAGAACCCCACATTGACTGGAGCAAGTTGGGTTGATCATGGTGATCCAAACTCTTTTGCTCAATATGATTTGAGTGCGACAGCAATGACTGGTGGTACAACTCTTATTAGTGGATTTACCATTGCTGGTGGTTCAACTCTTACTGAAGTTGATAGATATGCAGATTTACAAATGGGTAGATCAGGTATTGGTACAATCAGTGATATCTATACTCTTGCCTGTGCTTCTCCTAACACCAACAAAGCAGCACTTGCGGTACTTAACTGGATTGAACAAAGGTAATTTTTTATGTCTGATAATGTATATCTTGGTAATCCCCTACTAAAGAAAGCTAATACTGCTATTGAATTTACTCAAGAGCAGATCTTAGAATTTGTTAAGTGTAAGCAAGACCCAGTTTATTTTGCAAACAACTATGTCCAAATTGTTACCTTGGACCATGGTTTGCAATTGTTTAAACCTTATGATTTTCAAGAGAAGTTAATTAGAAACTTCCACAATAATAGATTCAATATTTGTAAGATGCCTAGACAGACAGGCAAGTCTACAACTGTTGTGTCTTATCTTTTGCATTATGCTATCTTTAATGATAATGTCAATATTGCTATTCTAGCAAACAAAGCTTCTACTGCTAGAGATCTTCTCTCAAGATTACAAACTGCGTATGAAAACCTACCAAAATGGCTACAGCAGGGTATCCTAGCATGGAATAAAGGTTCTATGGAGTTGGAGAATGGATCAAAGATACTGGCTGCTTCTACATCTGCATCTGCTGTCAGAGGTGGCTCCTATAATATCATATTCCTTGATGAGTTCGCCTTCATTCCGAACCATATTGCAGACCAATTCTTTGCCTCTGTTTATCCTACTATTTCTTCTGGTACAAAAACGAAAGTCATCATAGTTTCCACCCCACATGGAATGAACCACTTCTATAGGATGTGGCATGATGCAGAAAGAAGTAAGAATGAATATGTCCCAACTGATGTCCACTGGTCAGAAGTTCCTGGAAGAGATTCTAAGTGGAAAGAGCAGACTATTGCAAACACCTCAGAACAGCAGTTTAAGGTTGAGTTTGAGTGTGAGTTCTTAGGATCTGTTGATACTCTAATCAATCCAAGTAAACTAAAAACTCTAGTTTATGATGATCCAATTCAAAGAAACAAAGGATTGGATGTATATGAATCACCTCAAGAAGATAGGGATTATGTGCTTACAGTTGACGTTGCTAGGGGAGTTGGTGGAGATTACTCAGCATTTGTAATATTTGATATAACTACATTCCCACATAAGATAGTTGGAAAGTATAGGAACAATGAAATTAAACCTATGCTATTTCCCAGTGTTATTGTAGATGTGGCAAAGGCATATAATAATGCATATATCTTATGTGAAGTAAATGATGTTGGAGATCAAGTAGCAGCAATTATACAATATGATCTAGAGTATCAAAACTTACTCATGTGCTCTATGAGAGGAAGGGCAGGTCAAATTGTTGGTCAGGGATTTTCTGGAAAGAAAACTCAATTAGGACTTAAGATGTCTAAAACTGTTAAAAAGGTTGGATGTCTTAATCTAAAGACTATGATTGAAGAAGACAAACTAATCTTTAATGATTATGAAGTCATCAGTGAACTAACTACTTTTATTCAAAAGCATAATTCATTTGAGGCAGAAGAAGGTTGTAATGATGACCTTGCAATGTGTCTTGTCATTTATGCATGGTTGGTAGCACAAGATTACTTTAAAGAACTTACTGATCAGGATGTTCGTAAAAGAATATATGACGAGCAAAAGAATCAAATTGAACAAGACATGGCACCATTTGGATTCATACTAGATGGAACAGAATCACTTACTGGTGAAGTTGATGCTGATGGAGATGTGTGGCATTTGGATGAATATGGTGACAGAGCATACATGTGGGAATATCAATAATGGATATTGAAGATCAGTTTCAACTAAATCACCTGTTCTTAACAGAAAGAAAGTGTAGGGTGTGTAAAGAAACTAAAGATCTTATAGATGGATTTTATTTGATAAGAAAAGGAAAAGCATACACTAGATCTGCATATTCTTATGAGTGTAAAGAGTGCACTATAAAGAGAGTTGTTGCTAGTAGAATGGTGTCAAGAGTTCTTGACAAATGGGAATATCCTGACTGGTAGTGTGTTCATGCATTGTTTCCCCTACTGAACCTTGAAAAATAATAAATAAATTTAGAGCAAATGAGCATCTAGAGGAGTCAAAATGGCGTTACGCTTAGCATCTCCAGGTATCAATGTAAGAGAGGTAGATCTGACTAGAGGTGGTATTCAAAATACCACTGCCCTGGCAGCAGGAATTGCCGCTCCTTTTGCAAAAGGTCCTGTAAATCAGCCTGTAACCATCAGGACTGAAGATGAATTAAAAAGAACTTTTGGAACACCATCATCTAATGATTACCATTATGAGCATTGGTATTCTGCATCAAACTTCCTTTCATATGGAGGAAGCCTTCAGGTTGTTAGATGCACTGGATCACAGTTAAGCAATGCATCTGTTGCTGTTGGGGTTGCATCAACATCAGTAACCATTGAGAACTTTGATGACTATCAGGCAGATCATTCAACTGCTACTACTTGGTACTGGGCTTCAAAGAACCCTGGATATTGGGCAGAAGGTCTAAAGGTCTGTGTAATTGACCATTTTGCAGACCAGATTATCTCTGGAGTCAGCACAACTAATGTTGCAGTTGGTTATGGAGTAACTCAGGCATTATCTGGAATTATTGCTGGAGTTGGAACAACAACAGCAGCAGAAGGTTATCTCAAGGGGGTAATCACTGGTGTTGGATCATCTGAATTCTATGTAAGACTAACCTCAAAGGTAGTTGGTGGAACAGAGACTGATCAAGCATACACAGAGAATGGAGTCTATGCTTTAAGAGCAAATGCTTCTGTTGATGTTTTAACAAATGCAGGAGTTTCTACTGCTTCTTTTGAACCAACTGGAGCAGCAGATTGGTATAATGCACAAAATATTCTTGATACTGCAAGAGGAGATGTTGCAACTGTCTCTTGGAGAAGCATTGCACCAAAACCAACCACTAATGGATATGTTTCAGATAGGGGTGGTTCAAATGATGCACTTCACATTGTTGTGGTTGATAGTAAGAAGTCAAATAATATCTCAGGAACACCACAAACAATCCTTGAGAAGTTTGTCAACTTGTCTAAGGCAACTGACACAACAGTATCACCATCAACCAAGGTATTCTATAAAGATTATCTTGCATTAAATTCTGCATACATTTATGCAGGAAAATCACTTGGTGATTCAACTGATGCATATCATGGTGTAGATCCTGTTGCTGTTGGATTTAGTTCTGCATACACTCTATTGACAGAGGGGTCTGGGATTTGGAATCAGGCAGCAGAAGATACTACATTCAATTCTATTGGAAATCACTCCTTTGATCTTGTTGGTGGTAAAGATTATAATGGTGGAATTGGTGGATTTTCAGTTGAACTGTCTGACTTTATTGCAGGAATTGACAAATTCTCTAATGACACAGAAGTTACAATCAACTACCTAATTCAAGGAAGTGCTTCTGGATCAAAAGAAGTTGAGCAAGCAAAGGCAAATAAACTAATTGCAGTTGCTGAAGGAAGAAAGGATTGTGTTGCATTCATCTCCCCATATAGAGCAGGGGTTGTAAATGTAGCATCTTCTGCTACACAACTAACAAATACCCTGTCATTCTTCAGTTCATTATCATCTTCATCTTATGCAGTATTTGACAGTGGATACCAATACATCTATGACAGATTTAATCAACAGTTTGTTTACATGCCATGTTCAGCAGATATTGCTGGTCTGTGTGTAAGAACTGACATTAATCAATTCCCATGGTATTCACCAGCAGGTAAGACAAGAGGAAGCCTCAAGTTTGCAATTAAACTTGCATACAATCCTGCTCAGGCAGATAGAGACCAACTCTACTCACAAAGAGTCAACCCAGTTATTTCATCACCTGGATCTGGAATCATTCTCTTTGGTGATAAGACTGCACTTGGTTACCAGTCTGCATTCGATAGAATCAATGTTAGAAGACTGTTCATTACAATTGAGCAGGCAATCAAGGGTGCTGCTGATGCACAACTCTTTGAATTCAATGATGCAGCAACCAGAGCAAACTTCATCAACATTGTTGAACCATACTTGAGAGATGTTCAAGTCAAGAGAGGAATTACTGACTTCCTCCTTGTTTGTGATGAATCAAACAATACTCCAGATGTAATTGATAGAAATGAGTTTGTTGCTGATATCTTTGTCAAACCAGCAAGGAGCATCAACTACATTGGTCTCACCTTTGTAGCAACCAGAACTGGGGTCTCCTTTGAGACAGTTGTAGGCACAGTTTAATCTAAATAGGAGTAAAAACCAATGGCTATCAATTTTAGCGAAAGAACAATTGATAAATTCAAATCCCAAATGAAGGGAGGCGGTGCCAGAAGTAACCTATTTGAGGTTTCTTTTGGTAGTGAACTGGGAGGCAACTTCACCTTCCCATGGGGAGACTCTGTTTCAACTGATGACAACATGATGATTAAGGCAGCAGGTCTGCCTGCATCAACAATCACTGAAGTTCCTGTCCCATTTAGGGGCAGGACCCTTAAGGTTGCTGGAGAAAGAACATTTGATGTTTGGACTATCACTGTCATCAATGACACTGATTTCAAATGGAGAAATATTTTTGAGAGATGGATGAACTACATTGTTAAGGTATCTGATGGTTCTGGGACCATTGATCCTTCTGAGTATCAAACTGAGGTAACTGTAGCTCAACTCTCTAGAGGTCAGTATACAGGATTAAATAATAGAGGATCTCAGGGTGGAGCAATTGATGTACTGAGAAGGTACACTATTCATGGAGTGTTCCCAACTAATGTTTCCCAAATTGATCTCTCATACAACAATGAGAATGAAGTTGAAGAATTCACAGTAGATCTTCAGGTTCAGTGGTGGGAAGCATATGATGATTCTAATACTGCTTCTTCACAAGTAATCTAAATACTTAGACAGTTCAAATTTATACGATGGCAAAACTTTTTGGATTTTCAATTGAAGATGACAATCAATTGCCAAAGTCCGCCATATCCCCCGTCCCCGATAACAACGAGGATGGGGCTGACTATTATCTAACTAGTGGATTTTATGGGCAATATGTAGATATTGAAGGTGTCTATAGAAATGAGTTTGATTTAATCAAAAGATATAGAGAGATGGCACTGCACCCAGAGTGTGACAGTGCCATTGAAAACGTAATTAATGAAGCAATTGTCAGTGATCTAAATGATTCTCCAGTAGAGATTGAACTAAGCAACTTAAATGCTAGTGAAGGTCTCAAAAAAATCATCAGAGATGAATTCAAATACATAAAAGATTTAATGGACTTTGATAAAAAGTCCCATGAAATTTTTAAGAATTGGTATATTGATGGAAGAATTTTATATCACAAAGTAATTGATTTATCTAAACCTGAAGAGGGCATTCAGGATCTTAGATTTATGGATGCTTTGAAGACCAAGTTTATCAGAAGAGAAAAGAAACAACCACAAGCTTATGGTGGTGTTCTCTCTGGTAGAAAAGATACTTCTGAGTTCATTGAACCAGAAATAGAAGAGTATTTTATGTACTATCCCCAGGGTAGTATTCAAAAAACTGCTGGTCCACAAAAAGGAATTTCAATTGCAAAGGATGCAGTAACCTTTGTAACTTCTGGTCTTGTAGATAGAAACAAGCAATTAACACTTTCATATTTACATAAAGCAATCAAAGCACTCAACCAACTTAGAATGATTGAGGATGCTCTTGTCATTTACAGACTTTCAAGAGCACCAGAAAGAAGAATTTTCTATATTGATGTTGGCAATCTTCCTAAGGTAAAAGCAGAGCAATACCTTAGAGATGTCATGAACAGGTATAGAAACAAACTTGTTTATGATGCCAATACTGGCGAAATGAAAGATGATAAGAAGTTCATGAGTATGATGGAAGACTTCTGGCTCCCTAGAAGAGAGGGTGGTAGAGGAACTGAAATCTCTACTCTTCCTGGTGGTCAGAATCTTGGAGAACTTACTGATGTTCAGTATTTCCAAAAGAAACTCTTTAGAGCATTGAATGTTCCAGAATCTAGAACTGCATCTGATGGTGGGTTCAATCTTGGCAGATCTTCAGAGATTCTGAGAGATGAATTAATGTTTGGTAAATTTGTTGGAAGATTGAGAAAGAGATTTAGCAATGTATTCCATGACATCTTAAAAACACAATTAATTCTCAAAAACATTGTTACCCCAGAAGATTGGGAGAAGATGAGTGATCATATTCAATATGATTATCTCTATGATGGTCACTTCTCAGAATTGAAAGAGACTGAACTAATGAATGAGAGACTCAATCTTATGGTTGCAGTTGAACCTTACATTGGTAGATATTACTCTGAAGATTATGTAAGAAGGAAGATCCTCAGACAAACTGATCAAGAGATTGTTGATGAAGACAAACTCATTGAGAAGGAAATTAAGGATGGAAAATACACTGATCCAAAACTCCTTCCTCCTGTTGGACCTGATGGTATGCCACTAGATCCAATGGCAGCTGGCAATCAACCAATGGGTGCAGTTCCCAAAGAACCTGACATTTCTAGTGCAGACAAGGCAACTACAGTTAATGCCAAAGGTGCGGAAATATAAATAATTTCAAGTACTTATAATATTCTTATGGATTCTTCTGCTGATTTTATTGATATGGTCCTTTCTGGTGCATCTCCAGAGCAGACAACTGACAAAATTAAGGAACTTCTCTATGCCAGATCTGCTGGCATTATTGATGAGTTGAAACCTGCTATTGCGCAGTCAATGTTTACCCAAGAGGAAGAGTAATTAATTATGGCTATCAAATTAGTGCAGACAGTTGCACCAATAACAAGTGCTGGTGCAGCATCTACACAGAGCACTTCAATTACACTAAAAACTGGCAACATTAGAATTGCCCCTGTTGGTGCTGCTGTTGCTGTTGCAATTGGCACAAACCCAACAGCAACAACAAGTGATTTTGCAATTTTAGAAGGAGATCCAGAAGTTTTAAGAGAGAGAATTGCTAAGCAAGTAATCTCTGGCATTACCACTGGATCAACCACAACCATTACCTTTGGGGAAAATGCTGGTAATCCTTTTCTAGTTGGAGATTTTGTTTCCATTGTTGGAGCATCTCCCGCTGGAATCAACACAAGTCACAATCAAGTAACTGGCAAAACTGAAAGTTCTATCACCATAAGTTTTGATTCTTCTTCTACTCCAGGACCAATTACTAGTGTAGTTGGTGCATATGCTGCAAGAAGTGTTAAGGTTGCTGCCCTTGGACTTGGTGGAACTGCAACAGGTGTATACATCTCAGAAGTAACAGACCCCTAAACAACCATGAAACTAATCACGGAAGAAATCGAATCAGTAGAAATTATTACTGAAGAATCCAATGGCAAAAAGACTCTGTATATTCAGGGTCCTTTTCTTCAAGCTGAAGTAACAAACAGAAATGGGAGAAACTATCCTATTGATGTTCTCTCAAGAGAAGTTGCAAAGTATCATGAAAGTTTTATCAAGCAAGGTAGAGCACTTGGGGAACTTGGACATCCAGATGGTCCAACTGTAAATCTGGATAGAGTATCTCACATGATTACCAGTTTGACTCAAGAAGGAAATAATTTTGTTGGTAAAGCAAAACTTCTTGACACTCCAATGGGCAACATTGCCAAGTCACTTCTTGGTGAAGGAGTAAAACTTGGTGTTTCCTCAAGAGGTGTTGGATCACTTGTTGAGAAAAATGGCGTTAAATACATTGGTGACGACTTCATGCTTGCTACTGCAGCAGATATCGTTGCTGACCCATCTGCACCTGATGCTTTTGTTGAAGGAATCATGGAAGGTAAAGAGTGGGTATGGGATGGCGGAATTCTCAAAGAGATGAACGCACATGCTACTCTTAAGAAGGTTGAAAAACTTTCTGAACAGAAAAAACTAGATGACAAAGCAAAACTCAGACTATTTGGTGAGTATTTGTTAAATCTGTAATTTATAAATAAATATAGAATAAATTAAGAATATTTTTATTCGGAGCATAAAAATGAGCGTCGGTAACGATTTACAAGAAATGGAAAATGCAGTAACTAGAGGAGCAAAGAGTGCGGATCCTATGCAAAAGGCTCCAAACTATGTTCCTGATGCTGGCACTATTGAAGATCTAGGTGGTCCTACCCCCCAGAACTCAAAGCCAACAGATGACAGCAACAAGATTGCAACACCTACTAAAACTATTAAAAAGGTTAGTGATGTTGTAACCAAAGGTTCCAAGGCTGCTGATCCAATGCCAAAAGCAAATAAGGCAGCAATGTCTTATGAAGAGACTGAGGCAAAGGAAGAGGATCTGGTTGTAGAATCAGAGACTGAAGCAGAAGAGGAAGTTGTTGCAGAAGAAGAGACCATTTCTCTAGAAGAGAAACTGGATCAAATCATCAATACTGAAGTTGATTACTCTGATGACATCAATGCACTCTCTGAGGGAGAGCAACTGTCTGAAGAGTTCACTGCAAAAGCAAAGACCATCTTTGAAGCAGTAGTCAAGGCAAAGCTTGTCTCTGCTGTAGAAGCAATGCAAGAGCAGTACAAGAAAGATCTTGTAGAAGAAGTTACCACAATCAGAGAAGAACTTACTCAAAGAGTTGATTCCTACCTTGAGTATGTTTCCACAGAATGGGTTGAAGAGAATGCTCTTCAAATTGAAAATGGAATCAAGTCAGAATTATCAGAATCCTTCATGACTGGATTGAAGGGTCTTTTTGAAGAACATTATGTAACTATCCCTGAAGAGAAATATGATGTACTTGAAGGAATGGTCGAAAGACTAGATGAAATGGAGTCAAAACTCAATGAGCAGATCGAAAGAAATGTTCAACTAAACCATAGACTTAGCGAAGCTGTAAGTGATACCATTTTTAATGAAGTAACTGAAGGGTTAGCTTTAACTCAGAAGGAAAAACTTGCAAGTCTTGCTGAAGGTGTTGAGTTTGAAAGTGAGTCAGACTATCGTGGTAAGTTAGAAACTCTGAAGGAATCATATTTCCCAAGAAATTCTAATGCCGCACAAAAAGAAGAAATGCTCATCCAAGAAAACGTTGAGGAGTTCTCTCCTTCAATGAATGCTTATCTGAGAGCACTTTCCAAATTTAAGTGAAATCTAGGTTATACTAAATATTTGTAGTTAAAAACACTTTAACAAGACTAAAACAAGGAGAAAAAGCAAATGTTCCTTAATGAACAGTTGCAGTCAAAGTGGAAGCCTCTCTTAGAAGCAGAGGGTCTTGATAACATCAAAGATCCCTATAAGAGAGCCGTAACCGCTCAACTGCTAGAAAACCAAGAAAGATTTTTAAGAGAAGAGAGAGCCTTCATTTCTGAAGCAGCTCCTAACATCAACACCCAGTCCGCATCTAACCCTGGTTTCTCAGGTTCTGCTGCAGCTGCTGGTCCTGTTGCAGGTTTTGATCCAGTTCTGATCTCATTGATCAGACGTTCAATGCCTAACCTTGTTGCATATGATCTGGCTGGTGTTCAGCCAATGAATGGTCCTACTGGACTGATCTTTGCAATGAGAACCAGATATGAAGGTCAGAGTGGAGAGGAAGCACTCTTCAACGAGCCTGATACTGCATTCTCAGCACAGAACAACAGTGCAAACCTCTCACAAGGTGACTACACTGGTGGTACTGATGGTGGCGTACCTGTTGGTTTTGGTACTACTGGTTTCGCACTAGGTGGTTCTGCTGCTGGTTCAAACCCTGCTGACCTCAATGCTTCAGGTGCACTGGGCAATGAGTACAAGGTTGGTCAAGGTTTTGGCACTGCTGCTGCTGAAGCACTGGGCGATGCTGCTGATAATGCCTTCAACCAGATGGGCTTCAGCATTGAGAAGCTCTCAGTCACTGCTAAGACTAGAGCACTCAAGGCAGAGTACACCCTGGAACTGGCACAAGACCTCAAGGCAATCCATGGTCTTGATGCTGAGGCAGAACTTGCCAACATCCTCTCTACTGAAATCCTTGCTGAGATCAACAGAGAGATCATCAGAACTATCTACAAGGTTGCTGAGCCAGGTGCTCAAACCAATGTTGCTAATGCAGGTTTCTTTGACCTGGATGTAGACTCCAATGGTAGATGGTCTGTTGAGAAGTTCAAGGGTCTGCTCTTCCAACTGGAAAGAGATGCCAATGCTATTGCACAGAGAACTCGTAGAGGGAAGGGCAATGTGATCCTTTGCTCTGCTGATGTTGCTTCTGCACTCACCATGGCAGGTCTCCTGGATTACACCCCTGCACTCAATGCAAACCTGAATGTTGATGATACTGGCAATACCTTTGCTGGTGTTCTCAATGGTAAGTTCAGAGTATACATTGACCCATATTCTGCAAACCTTGCTGCTAACCAATACTATGTTGTTGGTTATAAGGGTTCCAATCCTTATGATGCTGGTCTGTTCTACTGCCCATACGTTCCTCTCCAAATGGTTCGTGCTGTTGGTCAGGACACCTTCCAGCCTAAGATTGGCTTTAAGACCAGATATGGCATGGTTGCAAACCCATTTGCTACTGGCACTGGTCAAGGTCTTGGAGCAATTGCTGCAAGCACCAACAGATACTACAGAAGAGTTGCTGTTCAGAACCTCATGTGATTCTGTCACACTTTTCAAGGGACCCCTCAGGGGGTCCTTTTTTTATGCCCATAAATAGTTCAAAAAATGGCAACATCCCCTTGGGCAAATCAACCAGGAAATAGGAATTTTCTATCTCCAGTTGGATTTAAATTTAAATTACAGAAAGCACCAAAGGTAGATTTCTTTTGTAATTCTGCCAATATTCCTTCCATTAGTCTTGGGTCAGCAATCCAAACAAGATATGGAAAAAACATTGATGTTCCTGGTGACAAAATGAATTTTGAGGACTTCAGAATAAGATTCTTAGTAGATGAAGACCTCAACAATTATATGGAAATCCAGAACTGGATGAGAGGACTTGGGTTCCCATACAGTTTAGAACAA